TTCTTTGTAAAGTTCTAGCAGATACACCCATAACTCCAGCTATCTCATAATCAGGACAACCAATAGAAGCTAGGTTTTTAAGGATTTCTAAATCAAGGTATATTTTAGGTCTTCCAGCACCTTGCCTTTTTTTAGTCTTATTTGTCTTATTTTTGTCCATTTTCTAATTCTGCCTTTTTACCTGTAAAGTTCTCCCACCTTTTAACTATAACATCACAGTATTTAGGGTCTAATTCTATACCATAACATTTTCTGTTAGTTTTTTCACAAGCAATTAATGTACTGCCTGATCCCAAAAATGAGTCAAATATTATATCATCTTCTTTAGAATTATTCAAAACTGCCTTTTGAGGTAAGGCAACAGGTTTTTGAGTTGGGTGCTTATATCCTGATACACTATCCCTTTTTACATTCCATATACTAGTGTTTTTTCTATCTCCATAAAAGCTGTGTTTACCTTGTCCCTCTTTCCAGCCGTATAAAATAGGTTCGTGCTGTGATCTATAATCTTGCCAACCCATTCCAGCATTTCCTTTATCCCAAATAATAGTTGATGATTTTTTAAAAAATTTCTCAAAGTTTATTTCAAATGCTATTTTGGGTTTACTATGACTATCAGGGTGACAGATATAAATACAACCAAGAGGTTTTAAGTAATCAGACATAAGATTAAAGTTTTTATATAAAAAATCTATAAAATCATTTTCACCCATATTATCGTTTTTAATAACATCAAATTGGGCTTTTTTTTCTTTTCTATTTGATTGATAATCAACATTATAAGGAGGGTCTGTAAAAATCAAATCAGCTTTATTATCATTAAATAAATTTTTAAATGTATCTTCTGCTGTGCTATCTCCACAAATTAATTTATGCTTTCCAAGTTTCCATATATCTCCTAATTTAGATATAGGTTCTTCAGGTGCTTCAGGAACTTCATCTTCATCAGTTAAACCTTGTTTCTCCTCAAATAATATATCGTTTAATTGATCTTCATTAAAACCTAACAAATCTAAATTAAAATCTTTTAATTCTAACTCTTTTATTTCCATTTTAAGTAATTCATTATCCCATTCTGATTCTTCGGCAGTTCTATTATCAGCTATTCTATAAGCATTAATCTGTTCATCTGATAAATTGTCTATAATAGATACAGGAACTTGTTTAAGTCCTAATTTTTTACTTGCTCTAAACCTAGTATGTCCAGCAACAATAACTCTATCTTTATCGACCACAATGGGTTGTCTAAATCCATATTCTTTTAATGACATAGCAACTTTTTCGATTGCTTTTTCGGATAATTTTCTTGGATTGTTCTCGTATGGTTTAATGCTACTAATATCAGCAATTTCGATTTTCATTTGCCTAATTTATACCTTATTTGATTAAAAATAAAAACCATAGTCTTAATCGTAATAAGCTTCTTCTAGTTTAACTTTGTCTATGTTGTATTTATTAATTAGCTTCATAGATAAGTCATACTTGCCTTTTTCTCGACACTTTTTAATTAAGCATAAAAGTTTAAATGTAAATGCTGTTTGTTTATTCATAGTTTTATTTTCTCCATTGTTTTTATTACACCTATTGGAAACGCATTACGATCTGAAAATACTGCCTCATTTTCGTCATAACTTGCAAATGTTCTTAGAAACTTATTATCTTTACTAAAAACATAAGCTTGTGATACCATTTGTGCTGGTTGCATCTGTTTAAATTCTTTACTATCTGCGTGTCCTGAATCTCCTAAAATATCTAGCCATTTAATTGAGTAGAAGTAGTATTTTTTCTTATCAATGATAATGTGTCTATATTGTGATTTTTTTCTTCTTACCATTAATGCTTTCTATTATTACTTGCTTCAATCAAAAGTTTAATTTGTAATTTTAATCTTTGGTTCTCCAATGATAACCTTATAAGTCTTTTTCTGACATATTTAAAGATTCTTAATATCGATCTCATACTTTGTCTTTCAAGGGCATATTAGGCTTAAATTTATGCTTCCACTTGATTTTACCATCTGTCTTAATTTCGCCATAATCACCAAAACTAGCACCTGTATATACTATGTCTTTGCTAGACTTATTTTTGATAGCTATATTAGTATATTGTTTATTAGTATCTTGTGTATTAGTCAGAGGCGATAGCTGGTCAAATGCTGGTTGCTCGTTATCCACATACTGAAATTTGTCATAGTTTATAACACTTATAATCGTAATATTTCGTCTAGGGTGGTTAGAGGTGGGTGTAAGCTGGGCGAGTCTTGTCGTAATCATACCTCGTCTTTTCAACCTTAAAATGAAAGTACGCATTTCAGAATAAGTTAATTTCCAAAATGTTGCGTTTTTCCTTAATGGAAATATCAATTCTCCTCGTTTTACAAATATCCTACTATTTAAAAAATTAAGTGTCTTATCTTGGTGTGTAGCTGAACTTATCATATATAGCCAAACACTAGACTCTATTAAACTTCTAAAAACCTTATGCTTCCAAACATCTCTATAAACTAAAAAATAACCTGATTTTCTTCCTTGCATTTCTCTATCTCCCTATTTATTTTTTTTAATATCTCTTGTTCTGTTCCGTATTTTTTCTCAAACTCTTTCTTGCCCAAATGCACCGATATTTTCCCTGTCCTATGGTGTGAGTAGCATAATGGAATAGTATCGCTGTGTGGGGGTCTTAGACCCATTCCTGTGTGCTTTCTGATGTGATGTACCTCAGCTTGATTTTCGAATCCGTCTTGGAAACAAGCATAACAAGGCATCTCAGCAATAGTCTGTAATCGTTCTTTCTCAGCTTTTGTTTTTGTTTTTCTCTTTTTCATATTCCAAATAAGTTTGGTTGTAATTTCATTTTTATGTCAATACAGTTATATTTTTTATTCTTACCTTTTGGGTATTCTAAGATATTTAATTTCATATCTTTAATCATATCTCTTTTTTGTTTTTTATTACCATTAATATAAATGTATCTTAATGTTGGTTTTAAATTTTCTATTTTCACTATTTTTCCCTTATTATGTATTCCTCGTCTAATATCAAATGTACTACCATCTTCAAAAGTATATCTTTTTTTTGGTGTAGATTCTCCTGTATATAACCAATTAGTTGCCTGATAAATATACCCATAATGGTTATTGTTAGGGTCTGCATATGATACTATTGCACTTGGTTTTGGTAATTTATTTAAACAATTAGAAACGAAGTAGCTTAATAAATTTTTTTCTTTGTTTTTATTTAAAACTAAACGATTTAATTCTAATGTTAAAACTTTTGTATTGTTAAATATACAAGCACCATTATTATAATTATAGTTAGGTGGATAACCAAAAGTACAAACACCTAAAATATTATAATCTTTATCAATCAAACCATAAGCATAAGAAACAGAACATAATCTTTTTGCATAATGTTTCTTTAATATCCAATTTTTGTGTTCTTGGTCTTTTAGTAATATTATTTTATATTTGTTCTTTGCCAAATCACACACTCCCTCTTGTATTGACTTAATGCTCTTTTACCTGAATCTTCTATTTTATTTTCAAGAGTCAGTTCCCTTATTCTAGCACATACTGAACTTAATGGTATTTCCATATAATGAGCAATAGTGTGGTTTGGTAAAGGATTGTTTAAAAGTAAGTCATAAACTTGTTCTTTTAATGTCACCTTATTTTTTTTATTCTCCCATGCAGATTTACTTGTCTGTGAGTTTCTTTGATATGCTTTATAGTCTAGTTCTAATTGCATCATTTCTCCTGTTTTACCCTGTTAAGGGTCGTGGCTTGGAAAACTAAATCAGGGGAGATTAAAACCAAGCCACTATGTTCATAACATATTGAGAAAAAATGTATGTTTAACGATTCATACCATAAAAGGATACATATACAAAACTTTCTCAATCACCCTGATTCGATTTATAGTGATTTTGATTTGATTTGCAATAGTAAATATTACAATATTCTCTAATTGCTTGTATATAAGTTTAAAAAAGCTAGGTTTTATGCTATAAATTAGCTATTGAAAATGCAATCTATTTTTAGTAATTTATTCGTATGTTAAATATAAACGAAAACATAAACAAAGGGGATAAGATGAAAATACCTAAAGGTTCATCAGTATCAAAAGAGTTATCCAAAAAGTTTGGTAGAGTATTTAATACCAAAAAAACTTTCTTTTTTGATATTGGTAAAGAAGTTTCAAATGTGAATACAATGGGTACTCACGTTGAAAAACATCTGAAAGAAAAATCAGATTTTATTAACACGCAACAAGGTAAATCTAATGGAGAAAAGATTGGTTAAATTAGAAGAATCTTATTTCAAAGACTTTCAGAAGCAGAGAGAACTTGAAAGAAAAGCTGTACTTCTTAAAGAGAAAAAAAGAATGAAAGCTTGGAAGATTCATAATTTAAAATATCATACTGCATAAGTAACAAAGGGGATATAAAATGAGAAAAATGATAATGTTAATAGGGCTATCTATCACTCTACTTCAAGGGTGTGCTAGTTATAAGCCATTAATTGACTCTAATGGTCAATCAGGAACTTTTAATGAAAGCCAAGCCAAGAATATAACTAATGATAAAATGTTATGTTCACAATTTGCAAAAAA